AAACGAACGTTCTTCAAGAGAACGACGAATCATTTGCTGACATGAAAATGTTAGAAATTCAGAATGATAGACTATCAAAACACGTATACGCATTTCTTGTCGAGCAGCTACTTGAGAAATCCAATTATAGAACCAGGGTGAGAATGTCTCGACTGTATTCATTTCTGCCGCATCTATCTCTGCGAATTCACATTCTTTTGCGTGAAGCGTTTTATACTCATTCCATGCTTTCTGAGTCTCTGTATCATTAAGAGGTTCAAAAAGTATATAGTGTGGAGGAGGATATTGTAACATTATATGTATTCTTCAACTCTATGAAGACCCAACAATTTTCTTTACAGGTATATCAGTTGATACAATATACAAACTATTTTCCGTAGAAACAATGTAACACGTCTCGCATTTAAAAATATTTTGAATAGTCGACGTATACTCACTATCCGATTTTACAAGGTATTTTGTATTGTCCGGTTGAACACCAACACAGCACTTCTTCTCTACGCTATCGCGAAAATAATCTAAATACACAGGCTTGTCGTCGTCAATCGCCAGTTGAGCGGCTCGCAATAAAACACTTGCCGATGGTAGAGACATTTGTTTCTACAAGGTGTTTGTACTTGACTCTACTGAACGCATTTTAGAGTATCTTCTAGACGAAACCGAGACCGCATACATAGATTTGGAACTTCTGTGCGAGGAACCGCAAGAAACGGTGTAAGCCTACTACTAATGATTTGTTTTACTTCGTTTGCGGTCTTAGGAAGAACCTTTGAACTTTCATAAAGAAAGTCAACATACTGTGTCGTATTCTCTTCTGTCTGTTCACATTTTGCCTGTTTCGCAGTTACTTCGAGTTCTGTAATCACATCTCGAATAGATGAAATCATGATATCTTCCGTAATAAGATTACGTACAAACAGTTGGGTTAGAAACTTAGCATACCCGCGGCGCTTATTTTTTTGCGTCATCCAGTGAACAACCTTGTCCGCAAAATCAGGCTCACTTGAATCAGGATATACGAGAGTTGTATTGATGTCATACAGAGTTGTAAACATCTTAGCTTGGGTAACAAAGTCTTCTGCGATTTCAGGGAACTCGGCATGTAATTTAACTGCGCAATCTGCTAGTACTCCCGCAAACATTTGCTCAGAAATAGCTTTATCAAACAGAAGAGTAGATACACGTAGCCGAAATTCTTGATCTCGCTTCCGAATAATTTCAATTGCCTGTTCTGACAAATGTTTTAGAGTTGATACGCTAATTTTGTTTAAAATCGCAAATATTTCAAAGTAGTCGCGATCGCCTTTATCTGTGAGTCGGCTGACATATTTGCTTAATGCTTTTTCTCGCCAGTTTTCGGAGATCTGTTTGGGTTGTTCAACTCTAGGACGATATGAAGTATGTTTTGGTGGAGGCCGAAACGGTTTGTATGCGACTGGTGTAATACGCAATTTTGCGATATTGTCTTGAACACTTCGAGGAAGTGGGAGTTTGGATCCAAAACGAGCCGAATATACTTGTGCGATTGTTAGGCTCATTTGTAATAGTTACTACTATTTCTATAGTATGTAAAACGAATCCGTTTCACGTCTACATCAAACTATCGTAGTAGTATTACAAATGGGTTCAGATATAGAGACCACAAAACTCCAATATTCTTGGATTCTGTGGTATCATGATCCCGACAATAAGGATTATTCACTTGAAAGTTATGTCAAGATCGCAGATATCAGCACAATTCAACAGTTCTGGACAATTGTTGATTCAATTTCAAAGGAGGCATGGGAGTCTGGCATGTTCTTCTTTATGAGACGTGGATTCAAGCCTATATGGGATGCTCCTGAAAATGAAGCAGGAGGAGCATGGTCAAAGAAGGTGGAAGCATCTATCGTGTATACAACATGGATTGATCTAATGGTGAATTGTATCGCGAATGAATTTATGGTTCATCGCAAAGAAACTCTTGTAGGTATCACCATTTCTCCTAAAGGACCTGCTTCAATTGTAAAGATTTGGAACACAACCACAACCGTCTCCGATAATACATACATTAATCCAAATATGAGTGGATTTAAAATTGGAGATGATGTTACGTACACTGCCCACAAAGCAAGACCTAAGTAAAAGTATAATGCGATTAATTGTAGATATCGATAAACAGAAAACAATTGATTACTTAGAATCTAAATTACGAGCGCTTATTAGTTTTTTATACGGTTGGTTTACAACCAATGGCGAAGTGTTGGGGTATATACTAGGAATATGGCACATAATGGTTTGTATAACAATTCCAATTTGTATTTTGCTTTCACACACTATTTTTCCCAATGTATGGTTTCAACTAGGATGTTTTATTTCTCTATTTTTTATATGGCTTCAGCATGTTGTGTTACATGTATGTGTTGTGTTTCTTGCCGAAGTTAATCTTACCAAGAAACACCCACCATTTTACACTGTAATAGAAGACATTACAGGTTTCAAGTTAGAAGAATATCAAGTTTCATTTTTATTAATAGAAACAACATTTGTCAGCTATCTCTTTCTAGAACTTATAGGTAAATTTTCGCTATATATTTTTGATTGTTATACCAAGAATGCGTTTGTTATTTATTGATGGTTGGAATTCTTTTTGGCATTTTGTATTTGGATGTATGTCAGTTTTTTCTTGGCAAATAACAGCATTATTTTCCGCGTATCAACTTCTCGATCCATTTGAAAAGAATATTTTAGTTGATTTTTCTGAATTTTTTTTAGGACATAATCTTATGATTTTATTTGTATTTTCTAATATTTTTTATGTGTATAACACATTCATTGAATCTATGTTACGATGTACAGTTCATCAGACAAAGCTTGATATCTCCCAAATTCGCAATAACGTATCGAATCATCAGGAACCAGTCATTCTTCATGTGAATTTCCAGATTGTTGGATAGATTTGTACACTTGGTAAAGAGAACAAGCAGAGGTAATGAAAAATTGCCCGTAACAATCTCATCGCTAGTCTTCTTCTGAATACTAAACTCATTCTCAGAATCACCCATTACAGTCGTACGCGATGCGAAATGTCCTTTACAAGAGAAGGTCAATGATGAACCTACATTCTTGATTTCTACTGTTTTTGCTCCAAGCAATGTCATATCCCGACAAATCTTCTGAAAATCAAGAGATGGCATAGTAATATTTGTGCTAAACTCGGTCTCTGGCAGACGAATATCTGACTCATCACGATCAAGGAGATTTAGCTTGTATCGAGTAACCTGCTTCTTGTCACCATCTTCAAGCAGAATACCTAGAGAGTTTGAATCTGCTTGGTCTACATAAAATGTTATAGTGTCATCATTTGTAGCCGTACGAACAATTCTATATAAATGATCTGTGTTCACACCAATCACAAACTTTGGACTATTGTGATTGTATTCATACTTCTCAAACTTATCCGCAAACAGTCGAAAATGTACGAGAACAGTGTGTGTATTGTCCATCGCAACCATGCGAATGCCATCCTTGTCAAAAATAAGACTCATCTCGACAAGAATACATTTGATAGCCTCAGTAAGAGTCCGGATCGCACCAGTCTGTACAGTCTTGGCCTCAACAATATACTCTGGCATTTTATAGTTTAATATCGTTGCGTGTATATCAAAATGCCTACTGAAGATTATAGCATTTCTTCTAGAACTGCCAAACTCAGACAAAAAGCTTCTCTAAAAGGCCTTAACAAAGTTGCCCGTGCTCTTGATTACGACACGCAACTTTCCATACATTTAGGCGGAGTTGTCCAGAAAACCAAGAACTCATCGGGAGTTTCCTATGATTGCGCATGTCCTGTAAGCGCAGGTTGTGTAGGCACGTTTTCGCTCCAAGAAGACAGTGCATTCGTCAGTGTAGGTGCTCAATATACCTGCGACGGCAATCAATGTGTTGGAGTTGCTGATTTTGACCCACCAACGTATACCCAAATCAATGCAATTCCAGGAACAAGTGCAACTAATAGTGCTACTGTAGCAATTGTGAATTGTACATCGTCACCTGTAACTGTTAACTTTTTAACGTATAGAATGCCGGATGGTCCCGGTGATAACGACTGTACGAACAGTGGTGTACTTGGAATATTAGAACCAGGTCATTGTTTTATTAACGACTTTAATCTTCCAGACTGTATTATTACTATCGGACAAGAATACGTTGAGACTGTATACACATTTTCAGAACCAGCTATGGAGGCTCTTTAATGTATTTTGTTTTTCATTGTCTCAGATTTCTTTTTCGAGACAATACGGCCTGCTTTGTTGTACATTAAATCCTCTTTTGTAAGACCTCCAATTGTCTTTTCAGCTCCACCGTGCATAACTTTGGCGCGCGATCCTACTCTTTGAGTTTTCTTATTGGGCATTTACTTGTTATACACAGTTTTTCTTACTTTTGTGTCAAAAATTCCAATTACTTTGCTTGATTCGACATTCTTGTTATTAATATCGCTAAATCCATCTACTTGCCGGCATATACATGGATGTAATCCATACCATACATCTTTCCTCATAAGTTCAGACCAGTAGACATCTGTGTGGTATTTTGGATTTCTCCAGTTAAATCCAATCCCGCGTTTTAATTTATATACAGCTGTTTCTCTGTTTTTTAAAAGAGTATCTCGATACTCTTCTTTGACTAAATATGCGCCTGCGTTATTTGAAAAATAAATCCTAGGAAAACTATGTTCATAGTACCACCCTACAAGCAAAATAACATTCCAATCTGGAAGCTTTGTAAGATCAGCGAGTCTTGAATATCCTTCTTTAAAATCTACCCATTCCATATCATCTTCTAAAATTAAAATATTCTTCCATCCTTCTTTGTTTGCTAGTTTGAGAACTTCTGTATGGCTTTCAAGACATCCAAGTTGGCCGTATGAACGTCTAATAGCAGGAAATCTAACAACTTTTTCAAGCGGGATTTGTCCTTCTTCAAAAAATTTGGACATGATATCTCTCCTGTCTTGTCGATGATCTAAATTTATATAAATAAACTTATCTACAAAGTCCCACATTATATTGTAATCACAATTGATTTCATGTTTATGAACTCAATTGTGTCCTTTCGGATCTTTATTTTTTAATTAAACCGCGAAGCTACTAGTCACGGAGACGTTTAGTTGGAGTACGCTAGACCACCCATGCCAGACATCACGCGCAGGACGTTGTAGTTCAGCGCATACACGCGTACCTGGGCCGTGTTGTCACCTGTAACTGTGTTGACAGACACCGTGAGCTGGAGCGTCGCCTTGTCGATACGAGAGAAGTTGCACGTGCCCGAAGGTTGGTGCTCCTCAGGGCGCAGCGCGAACGAGTAGCAGTTGATACCAGTAGACGGGCAGCGGCTGTGGTGCTGGTAAGGCTGTACCTTGTCGAAGTACGAACCCTCACGCTCCGTGAAGCGGTCCTGGCCGTTGAGCTGGAGCTTCGCAACCTCCACAGGGTTCTTGCCATCGCATCGTATATCAGCATCTACGAGGAGCTTGGCGAGGAGGTAGTTCGAGTTAGCGCCAGTGGCGTACGCGGTTGTCGGGGGATCAGACGTGCTGTCGTTCGTGAACGAGCTGAGTAGGCCAACCGCCATGTCCCAGTCGTCCGAGTAGTTGAACGGCTGTTGGCCCAGGTATGGGGCCGCCGAACCAGAAGCCGCGCAGTCCACGAACGAATCGCGCTGTACCACCCAGAACAGCTCCTTTACGGGGTGATTGAAGTTCAGCTGGATCTTGTTGGACGACGACGTGATCGACTCCGCACCAGTGTACTGTACCTGCTCAATCAGGTACTCGTGCGACTGCTGGGCGAAGCGGCGGCGCTCCTCAGTGTCCAGGTAGCAGTAGTCAACATAGAGCGAGGCTCCCGCTAGCGAGCCAACTACGACGGCGGCACTACCACCAGAGTAGATGCAGTTAGGCTGGGTCTCGAAATCCACGTTAATGCGCACCTCGTGGTACTGGAGCGCAATGAGCGGGATCGCAACACCAGGGTTGCGGCAGAACCAGAACTGTAGAGGAATGTACAGTGTCTTGTCGGGGGTACCCGCGCGGCCTACACAAGACTTCGTAGTCTCGCTAGATGTGCAAGGGACATCTAGACCAAGACCAGCATTGTTCTTTACTAGAACTAGATCGGGGGTGTTGCCAATCATGGAATCAAGCGCGCGAACCGTACCCGCATCCGTGGCTAGCTGGGTCCAGATCTGCATCCAGTCACCATACTGACGATCAATGCGCTGACCGCCAATCTCTACCTCTACTTGCTTGATTAGTCTGTGGCCAATGTAGTGTACCCAGCGGAACGTTTGGTTCGCACTCGCAGTCTTTACCTCAGGTAGAACGACCTGTACATAGGTCTTGTACATTAGATCAGCGTTACGGTTGATGATAGCCGTCACACGCTTGTTAAAGTCCGCCTGACCGTTGAAGGTTACCTCAATAGACTCCACCGCGAAGTTCGTGTGGCGCTTGTATAAGATCTTCCAGAACGTGATCTGGGGATTGCCCGAAATGTAAACATCCTGCGCGCCGTACGAGACAAGTTGCATTAAACCACCACCCATATTGTTGTTATGATAATCAGCAAGAAAAAATATTTGGCTATTTTTGACGTCGACGTTTTACTGATTTTTCTTTGTAGCAACAATAGGCATCATCGCTTTTGATGTTTCCTTCTTTCCAAGACCAAATACCTTTTTAAAGTCATTCATGTCCTGCGTTCCCATCGACAAATTGCATCCTGCACAAATTGGTCTAAGATTATCGATCTGCATCGATCCACCATTCGCCTCAGCAATCACATGTCCACAATGAAACTCAATATTTTTGATTGGTGTCTTTTCACAGCATGTGCACATTGAAGACGCAATATCGTGCCCGATCCACTGATTCCAAACCAGTTCACGGATCTTTTTGGGAATCGCCTTCTTCTTTGTCTTCTTTTCATCGTCAGAACTCTTTTTCTTCTTTGGTTTTTCTTCATTTGAAATATTCTTAATCTTAATCTGCTTGGGCTTTGTCTTTTTCGGTTCATCTTCAAACCCAGAATCGCTTGAATCGTCAAGCGCTCCTGAAAGAGCATATAACTTACTAAATCTTGCAAGAGTTACAGGATCAGTCATTTTTTCGTTGATATTCTCTATTTTTTGAACAAAAAAATCCGTTTTTCATCGGCCTGTAGACCCAAATCCGCCTGATTCTCGATTCTTAGATACTTACAAATGAACTTCTGGTTGTTTCCATTTGCTAACCCAATTCTAAATACTGTGCTTCGTGGTTTTTCAATTGCTTTACTTGCAGTATATGGATTTCAAGCATCGTGGTATAATGGATATTGGTTAGCAATCATTCATGATATCATTTCATTAGTTTTAATCCGTAAGTTGGTTTTATAAAATAAGTAAATCTCCTCCTTTAAAATTGAACAAGTTATCCAATAACTTATCAAATGTTCCGATAGGAAACCGAACGTATTGTGATGAATGACTTCCGTTTGTAACAATCATAACTTCAGCATCTTGTGTTTGGTCAACTCTACATGAAAATGATCTAGGCATGGGCTGAACAGATTTTTGTCCATCCGAACATTCCACCATCATCCAATCATCCCAAAATTTTAATGTATAAACAACATTTCCACTTCCAAATGATTGTCCTAAACTTCGTATAGTAAACATTTTATAAATTAAAGGTCTATTTACCAGTAGATCCAAATCCACCATCTCCACGATTATCTGGAGGAGCAGGAAGTTGATCAAGACTATCTACTAAAACAATCCTTTTCCATGGAAGCCAGTTATGCTGAACAATCTGAAATAGTCGGCGTCCATGTTCAACCAAAAATCCTTCTTTATTCGATACACAATCTACTCTTGCAATAAGCTCTCCACGATATCCTGCATCTGCTAGTCCAATTTGGTTTGACATACGCAGAGGTGTCAAAGAAGTTGACGAACGGGCCAGAAGCAGATATGGAGCGGGTTCATTATTTTCGGTAAGAGCTGCGCATACAACCCCAAGTTTCATTTCAACGCCATATGATTTTCCACTAAAATCCAAACTAGTTTCAGGAGACAACAAATCAAATCCGGAATCAGTTGAACGGCGATTTTTTAAATGATCGCGGAAAGTCTCGCGCAATGAAGGATCAATAACATATACAAAAAGACTCATCTTATATTTTCTAAACGTAATCCATGTAAGTCTTTACAGGCAAAAAAGTTACTGCGACAAATATAGTCGCAACAAATTGAGCAATGACATTATACATAAATTCTTCGTTAGGAACACGACCAATGATCCATGCGGCTAAACTTCCAATTGGTGTAAAATATCCAGTTGTAATTCCTTTTGCGATACTGAACATGGCAAAATACACAATTGCCATAATAGACGGATCAGCTTCCGTAAGAAGCTTTGCATAAATAATTGTTGTGACTCCAAGAAATTCAATGAAGTACTTATTCCACATCATTTATAGATGACGCAGACAAACTGCTACGTATTTTTCTGCTCCACCTACATCTACTTGATTTCCTCCTTCTTCTAGCTTTTTAGTGTAGGGCGCCACACTTCCATCTTTACATTCGCAACATAAAGCAGTAAGTTTTGTTACAGATGTAGCTAATGGAATAATATCTAAAATTTCACCAAACTTCTTTTGTTGTGCACATCCATCGAGACCTACGACTAGAATATGTTTATGTTCTTTAAGAAGAAGTTGAGAGCAGAAATGATCAAGATGCGTAAAGAATTGGGCTTCTTCAATCACAAAGCACTCATAATTAATATCTGAAATTTCACAAAGAGGTTTATCAATATCCCACAACATACACGGTATAGTTTCGTTATTATGTGTAACAACTACTGATTCAGTTGAATACCGATTGTCAATATTTGGTTTGATTACAAGAACTCGCTTTCCAATCGCACGTTGTCTACGTACATAGGAAAGAGCATAGCTTGATTTGCCTGAGAACATTGGTCCAATAACTACTTCAAGTGACATTTGATATTGAAATATATAGTTAATCTCAATTCGTTTTTCTAAAACCAAAGTTTAGTGATTGATTATAGTTTACATGTCTCTTTTCAATATTGCTGTATGAAGGCTTTTGAAAGCACAGATTTGGTTGTATAATATACCAGTTATCTTTCGACTGAATATGTTTCCAGTATTGATCAATCGCATAAAGTCTTACATTGTTAGTAGTTAATAATTTTTCTAAGCCTTCTTTGTAATTGTTCAATAACGTTTGATAGTAGCTACTATTTACAATATAAGCTCCAGTAGTTTGCGAAGATATTATTCTACATGTAGATTTATTATAATTTACATAATATCCACTTAACAATATTACATCGTAACTTATATTCATTAGTTTGCCAAGCAAGGAAAAATTGGTATTCCAACCAATATCGTCTTCTAAAATTAATATATTTCCCCACTTTTCCCTAATAGCCATCTCTATCACAGATATATGACTCATTGTACACCCAATAGCACCATTGTTATGTTTTATAGCTTCAAATCTAAGTATCTTTTCATCGGAAAATATTTTTGTCAATTCTCGAATAGTATCGTCTCTGCGATCTATTCGTTCTTCAAGATTAATATACACAACTTTTTCAATTTGGTCCATTATAATTCAATAATATTACATCCTGGAAAATACAGACCACTTGCGTCCATTGAAGGATTATTCCACCACTTACCAGGAAAGTAAATTGGACGATTACGATTCATAAAAGATCCCCACCATGAAAACGTAGAATTTGGACAAATACATCCGGCACATTTAGACATTAATAGCAAACTATCTAACTCATTCTCTTCAATTATCGGATAACCTGGAAGAACCGTTTTTGCGTAGAGAACATCATTCGTAAATATTACAAAGTCATTTCCCTTGCAAAGTTCTAAGCATTTTTTATAGTAATTTGTAAGATTAAGTTGATGAAACGAGTTACCCTTGTAATCGCCTCCGCGTATATGGATACAGTATTTTGAAGCGATATCCGGATGCCTGTCTAAAACACTTTGATCAAATGATAGCTTACTAATAAAGTCTTCAGGAATATATTCATATCTCTGAAAGTATCCAACTAATTTACAATTTGATACTCTAGACCAGTCTTGGTAAGCCATTTTTGAATTTTCACTAATTCTTATTAGGCTTATGTTTTTATAAAATTGTTTCCAATGTTTAAAAATTGTATTATAGTATCCTGATCCACCGTGTATTGTCTTAGGACTATTAATATCAGCAATAACTAAAGACTTTCTAGTTAAGCGACAAGCATACTCTAGAAAGGCTAGTTGAAATAATTGATTACAAAGACCACCTTGCAGATTAATAGTTAACATTTATTTTAATAATTTTCCATCAAGAAAGCCCTTTACAAATGACACTTTAGGATGTAATAAATTTGAAGGACTGTTTAACATGTGAATAAATCCATTGTTAATTTGAATCTGTCCGTAAATCTTCTTATTTTCATAAGTAAAGTAATGGTCTTTATACTGTGACGGACCTGCATTTGATATTTCTTTCCAAGGAAATAGCATTTTTATATTATCACGAACCCAGTAGTTTGCCTTATTTAAATTATTTTTAGAAATAAAGGTATACCAATTTTTAGCACCAGTATCAAAATTATCAGTTGGGTTCCAATCCATATTCTCATTTTTTACAAAATCAAATTTATAAAAAGATAACCACGGATGTAAACACCATGCTCCGTCTATTATATCATTTTTTAATAAACTCGGCGATTTATCAGTCGGCTTTTCACTCACATCCCCCCACATACCATACTTATCCAAAAAAGGAATTATAGAAAAATCTTCAAACATAAACATATCTTGATCTAAAAATGAAAAATATTTTGGCTGTCTCTGTTTAATAATATTATTATATACATAGTTTAATTTTGCCCCGAGAATAACTGAAACATCTTTACCAGGCATTCGAAACTGATTCGGAACAATTAATAATTCTATATTTTCGGATTTACATAGTTCATTTAATTGTTTACTTAGATCTGGATATTCACCACAGTTAGAATCTAGTATTACTATATTGAATGGATCCTTGCAAAAACTACGGATCGTTTTAATTTGATATTCTGCACAAAACATATTTGCATGAATAAGTATGTAAAATTCAATTGTTGACATTTATATATATATGAGTCTTTTAAGTTTATTTAAGCAAACAAACTTAACAATGAAAATTGTTACGTGTTATTATACGATTCCTTCAAAATTTTCTAAGGAATTTTATTATGAAAATATTAAGCGTTTTTTTAGAAAATTAACCCGGCAACCTGTAATATTTTTTACAGACCAAGAAAA